CAACCAGGACACTTCGTTGACACCTGCAACTGCACCAACCAAACAATAGTTCCACAGCATGTACACGGGCCATGAACACAAGAAACTAAAAAACAGAATGCCGATAACAGCGAAAATAACTGCACCGATAATAACTACAAGTTTTTCCATGATTATACCTCAGAAAATTCGTACATGTATTGTGCAACGCTAGGATCCAATTTGATAAGGTCCTTAGCGGCACCAGTCAATGCTTTGTAACGGGCTTGCACTTGACTCCGGGGCAGTTCACCGTCACAAGTAAGATTCTCAGGGCTTAATGCGGCATCAATGCTTTGTGCTACGAATCTACGACCCTCAGGGGTTTTAACTTCATAGACCACTTTGTTACCACTGAACAAAGAGTTCCAGCTGTTTTGTTGAGAGATATATGCGTTAAGTGCTTTCATTTTGATTCCTTGTTTCAACTGTTTAAGATTATATTATATACCCAAAGTGATTTATTGTCAAGCCTTATATGTGTCATAACTACGGATTTTGCTTTGGCGATTGGTGTGACTTTCGTTGAATTTAATCTCATAGCCACGCTCACGGAGAGCACCCATCAACACTGACAAGTCGCAGTCCTCTTCCAGGAATGCGTTACTACCATTCATGTAGCTATAAGTACTAATTTTGTCGGCGATGCCAAGTGACACCAATTTGGATTTTGCAACACGTGCCCAAGCATGACCGGGGTCTGCAAACACTTTAATGGAGATTTTCTTAGTCATTTTGATTCCTTCAATCAACTGTTTAAGATTCTATTATATACCCAAATCCATTTATTGTCAAGCCGCTAATTATAGCAGGAATTCACTAGCAAAATCAACCATACTTGGGGTAGCGCGGCGCAAAAACACCTTGTTTATCACTCGTGGTTCTGGGCGCCAAACAACACGTTCATTGACTGCTACTACTTGGACTTTAGAGTTCACACGATTTACCTTGCGAACCCGACCCAGCACCCGAGCACCGGTGTCACTACGATAATACACCAAATCATTTACTGCAATTTTAACCTTATCCATTTTTCTTCTCCTCTTTACAACATCCGGTCTCACCCGGTTCGGCTTTCGCCTCCCACTGCTTACAACTGCTTCCCAATTTATCGTCCATCAGCACATGTGGTCATGCAATGATGCTCATCGGCCCTAGGTTCTAGCCTAAGTGATCCTTGGGATAGGACTGCTGGGCCTTGACCTGCCCAGCATCAGGTTGTGTGTCAATAGTTTTGATGACTATGACCTAAACGATACACCACAGTGCCTGCGGGCACATCGGCTTCGTCGGAGTCCATGGTGTAAGCTTCGGGCAAGCATACACCAGCCAACTCACTGTAAGAGTAATAACCGCTTTCGGTCATCACCAAACGTGCGTCTGGGGGCAATGCGCTCAATGCCGCCATCATGTCTGCTACAGTTACAAAATTATCCATCTTACTCTCCTCAAATATAAAAACACTCACCACGCTTGTCGGCACCGATAGCATCGTAGACCATTTCACGAACCACAGTGTCCATTGTCTCGCCGAAATTGTCAGGGTTGCTGTCAGCCAAATCACGCAATGCCTTGAAAGTCTGTTTCCATGATAGATTTTGACTTTTGGCAGCTACCACGATACCGTGAACAGCCATGTTACCTTCGTCAGAATACATACCATAATAAATTTCAGTTGTCAGTGTAGTCATTTCGTTTCCTTTTCTTTACTGTCTAAGATTCTATTATATACCCAAACCCAATTACTGTCAAATTTGAGTATGTTGTTTTTAAGCAACAGACAACATGCTAGCTGGAACTCTCCAAGTAGAACCAAACAAGCTACCTGACTTTTGCTCATTCACAAGGATAAACTTACGATTTACCTTTTTGACGGTACCAGTTACAATCATACCAGTGCGGCTGTTTGTGAATTTGACAACGGTACCGACAGTCATTTCACGTTTGTTTTGCTTTGTAATTTGAGCACGGGCAAACTTAACTGCATCGGCAATGCTGTTCAGTTCGTCATTGGTAAAGTTACCAAACATGATAGCAGAATTGACTTGTTGAATCGTTGAGAATTTTTCCATTTTTCGCTCCTGTGTGTTAATCAATCAATAACAGTAGTATATCAAACTTTGGATTTATTGTCAACCAAAACTTGGTCAGTAACAATAATACCGCCGTATGCTTGTTGGTATGTTTCCGCAACTGCACGAATAAAGAAAGTGAGTACTTTACCATTACTTGTAATCAGTGTGAATTTCATGCCGTTTCCTTACTGTCAATACAAGTATTATATACCCAAATTGATTTATTGTCAAATGGTTTTCATTATTTGTGCCTTAAATAAATGAATACTTTTGATGTATCTTTTGGGTGCCAATTATTAGCGTCTGTGCCGCACCGTTCTCCCCACATGCGTTGAGTCTTGCAGGAAGTAAAATAAGCTGGCCTGTCCAGGCCTAGTACGTAGTCGGGCTTCGGGGTGTACCAGCTATCAGGGTGTGTGCAGGTATAGTTGTAAGTATTTCGTAGTAGTTTATCAATTAAAGAAGCCTTACAAAACTTACAATCCTTACAAAGTAATCGGTCCATATATTATCCTTTTGATTATTTCAATGTAGTACTTAAGAACTCTTTGGTTCTTTGCTTTGCTAGCATGTCGGAACTCTTGTCATAAGACATATGATGACCTAAATACACACGGTCCGGATAGTGCATATCAAAGGCATGTGTCGCATATTCATACAGGTACTTGTCCTTGCTAGGAAGATAGTTGCATTCATTTGCCGGTGTCCAATCATCACGTCCTGCCAAATGCGCTTGCACAGGAATATGTGGATGATAACTCTCTAGTCCACTGAACCATTTATGGCATGATGGGTAGTAGGCGATTGAGGCGTCAATGACATTTTGGTCAATGTTCGCAACATTCAATACAGTACTACCGCCATGACTGAATCCAATCACTGCAATCTTACCACTGTGCCAAGGTTGTGTTCTAATATACTCAGCAAGGTGTATCAAGTCATTTGCTCTAGTAGCTGGCATCACACTAGGAGGACTACTGCATACACCATTGGGGTACCCGCGGAACTTAAATGAATCTGCTACTATAGTATTATATCCCCAATCGTGTACTTCCTTAGCCCAGTTATCATAACTAGAATTGTCCACACCATCACAACCATGCACAATGATAACAGTTGGACGTTGGTTGGCGGTATATTGTTTGACAATATGTGGTTGATTGTCCAACACCTGTACAGTGCTACAACCAACAAGCAGGCTAAGTAACAAAGCCGACACTAGTGTTTTCTTCATTACAGATCCTTACAGGTCTTGATTTTTGCGGTGCTTGGGTTTACGTTTGTACAGAGTTTTATCTTGTACAACTTTTTGTTTAAATGGTGTACCAGCTTGGAACAACATCATGTGATGACGTTGCTTGGGCTGTTTAACGGTGAATGATAAGATTTCTTTTTTCATAGCCATAAGTATAGCAGAAACCTTATTTATCGTCAACCGTTATTTTCTAGGGTAAAACTAATATGTTTTACAGATTTGATAACAAAACTGCGCCATTCTTTGAGTTCGGTGTCGAATACTGCCATTGAGTGTTCAGGAATCTTACGTTCTTTTTTATCTTCCTTGACAACAACAGGAGGAAGTACCTCTGGATTTAGTGTGCATTTCATCACACGTTCAGTACCATCCTTCTTGTAGAATGTAACTTGAACCTCAGTAGTTTTCAATACACCGCTGATCCAATCACGGAAGTTATCCCACTCTTTATCTTTCCAGTCACTAGTTGGATTGCATTCAGTCATTTTTGTTGTTCTTTCCAAGTTGTAAAGAAATTTTTAATTTTTGTCTCCTCGTCCCAGGTACTACCATAGTCATTGTCTTTATCACACAATGCTAATGCTTCCTCTTTAGTCACCACACGATGGCTAACAATCTGTTCACCGATATGTTCTTGACTAAACTCTTTGGCTTCGTTCATAGTAACAGTATCCAATGCCCAATCTGCCTTGCCTTTGGGCACTTGAACCATATAGCGTTCACGAAAGGTACTTACTGCTTCAACAAGTACCCATTCAGTATCTTGTTCTTCTTTTTTAGTCACTATGATTGTTCCATCTTCATTAACTTTCCAATCAAGTGTGTCGCCTATATCCCAACCTAATTCTTCACAGAAACCATCAGGGAAAGGCAATATCAAATCACCAGTATCAGGATCTTCTTCTAAGTGTGCGACAAAGGTTTTTTTGTTCATTATATTTCCTTACATTAACATGCGAATTAAACCAATTGAATCTATGGTCGTGAGTAGGAGGTAATTGCCGAGCATACCAAACGATCGGCGAGTATAACTAGCCCAAGCGTACATAGCACAGCCTGCAATCCAGACAGGATAAAGAGCCAGTAAAGGTGGATGTGGAACTGTGATAGCCATTGTAAGAGAGCAACCGATACTAATGCCCCAAGCAATAACTTCCACGCAAAATCTAAATTTGTTAGTTTTGTAATCACTTTTAATCCAATCAAGTATACCATATAAAATGTCATTCATGCATTTCAATCACATTACGTAACAATTCCTCAACCATTTGGTTTAGAGTAATATCACGCTTGTGTGCTTCCATGCATAATTGTAGCATAACATCATCTTCTAATTCAAGTGGAACTTTAATGCGACTATCAAAGGGTTTACCCTCAAACATTGCTTGTGCTTTTTCTAAGAAATCTTCCTCAACTTCAAGGTCAATATACTTAACATCATCCCATGCAATACTCTTTTTGATACCGCGCTTTTTACATTCTTTGAAGTATGCATCCTTATAATCAGGATTCAACCAACGATATGGTCTAGCATCTTTTAATGGACCTGTTTCAAAACAAACATTAGCCTCATAAATTTCTTGTGTCTTTTTATTGAACACAACTGATAGGCTAGCAAAATCATTACAATAGTCTAGTGTATGTGGGTCAGGATAACAACTCCAAAGATATTCACTACCACTTACAATGTGGTGTTGAGTGATATCGTTTACTTCTCTTAGATTCATTATCTTTCCTTTTTTAACTGTTCAATGATAGGTTCAATGTCGTTATTGTATATCTGTTCCATTACCTTGTAAAGCATTTTGGCATCCTGCTCGGTCATGCCTGACGTCCAAGGAGGCTCATTGTCTGTTTTACGCAACCCATAATCATGTCTATAAGTCATACACATGTTATGGATAATTTCTTCTTTATTCTTCATCTCTTTCAATCAGTTCAGTATGTGCGGAACATTCTGGGCAGATACCTTCTTTGTAACAATCGTTTTCAACACCACTCCAACCACATTCAGTACATTGGATAGTATGTGTCATTAGTTCTTCAAACTCACGTTTGAGTTCTTCTAATGCCTCTTCTAATTCTGCTTGTGATACAGTGTCATCTTCTTCACGCATATCCATCATGACCCAACCTTCGTGACAATCAGGGCAATGATACTGACCATTTAGTTCAGGCAATTCACTTTCTTTGTGCATTGCCTCACAACTAAAACAAGGAACTTCTTCCTCTGCATCTTTTTCTTCTTGCGCCCAACGTGCCTCACGCTCTTTACGTTCTTGGTCTTCTTTCAGACCAACTTCTGTTAGTTCAACGTCACTATCACACATTGGACAAATATCTTTATCACTATGTGATTCTTCTTCTGAATTGAAATAATCTTCAATCACTGTACCATCTTCACGTAGATATACTGTGCCAGTCTGATAACTTTGACCTTCCCAACGACACTTGGTACATTTGTGAGTTGGTTCAGGTTCTTTTGGTGGGGTGTGCCAGCTATCTTCGTCACCTAATTCATAGGTAACTTCATAACCACCTTTACGGTCTGTCCACCAATCATCATATTGGCGATCCCACTCTAGTTCAACATCGTTTTCCCAAGCATCATTGACAACTTCTTCAACATCAATTTCACCTTCTTCGATTTGTTTAAGTTTCTCGGCAATCTCATCCTCAGATAAATCAGGATAAATTTCGCTTAAAATACTTTCATCAAGTTCAAGTGCAAATTGACTATCAACTTGATGCCATTCATGTTTAACTAGAGTGACCATAATTACGCCTTAGTTTTGGTTTTGGTTACAGGAGCATCCATGGGAGGATCAGCTTTTTCTGCTTCAAGCGTGGCTTTCTCTGCGGCTACTTGTTGTTGGAATCTACGTTCATCATACATATTTTCTGTCATTGCTGTAAACGTAACTGCCAAAAATGTCAGTGGCCAAGCAACAACTACTACACACAAAATAAGTGCAATAACCATTGACAAGGTAAATACCAAATACAAATTCAATAGAATTTCAAAAATCATACGCCAGAAACCAATTACACTTTGTTTGATAAATGTATGGGCAGTTGTATTTTCATCAAATGTACGAATATGATTGTTCATTTTGATTCTAGCACTATTGTGGCTATCATACAGAATGTCCATTGTACCTCTAAACAAACCTCTCAACATAACTTTCTCCTTGTTAAAAATCATAATTATATCACCTTACACTCAATTGTCAATTGCTGTTTTCCCAGCAATCATTCTTATAATCCCAATGTCTATTGTCATAAACACAGAACATAATTTCATATCCAAACAAACCTAATTCAAGTTTAACACCTGCATGGTCGCATTTTCTACGCCAATCAAAGTTAAAATGTAATAGGTATTCACAGTCTTGAATTACTTCAAATTCAAAAAATTTGTTTTTGAAGGGTGTACCACAAACATAATTAAAGATATGATTGAATGACGACCTAGTGAAGGGATAGTCAATATTAAAATTAAAACGAATCATAGCACTTTCCCTAAGCCATTCCAAATCAATTGGTCTAAATCACTTTGATAATCTAATCCAAGTCTACGTTTTTGATAGATGGCTTCAAGCATTTCTTTACCATCACCATAATCGGCACCAGCGCCGCGACTTTCTAATTCTTCGATTAGGTCATCTGTTTCAAAATCACTGAGGTCAACATCAACTTCAACCTCTGTATAAATTGTCTTGTATGTCATACGATTACGCTCTTTTCTTTTTGAGTTACAAAAACTGATTCTCCACCCTTACGAATAGCATCCACCAACACTTGCGGAATATTCTCTGCAACCTTATTCAAATCCTCAAGTGACAAGTCACTATTGAATTTCCATATCTCAGGGAATCGTTGCGGGTTAGCCCTAGCACGTAGTATACAGTACACAGGCAAATTGGTTTTATCATTAAAAGTTTTATCTTCTTTTAAGATAGCCCACATTTTATTCTGTTCATACTCTGTGATATTGAAAATGAATTCAAATCCTGAAGTGTCAAAATATGCTAGGTATGTTGTCATATATACAAATCCACGTTTGTACCTTTGACCATTTTGGATTTATCGTAGGCTTTTTCGTAATATTGTTTATCCAACATCATCATTTCCCTGTTACGGTCTAGTCTCTCTTGCCGAGTTCTTTCTTGTTCGTGTAGGTTATGTAAGTGAGCACCGTGTTGGCGAATTCTAGCCTCAATCTCTTTGAGATACTGGGCTTGCTTAATTAACGCATCAACATTATCGGTGGGTGTTACATTCATTCAGGAAGTTGTTTCATTACATTCATCATCATCATTATACTAGATTGCAGGTTTTTCTGCAACTGTTCCTGACTCATAATGGGCATACACTCTGTATTCAAACTAGCCGAAAGTCTAGTTTTTTCTTTCATGCACTGTTCCAAATTCTGAAACTGCACGCCTTGCCAGGGCACTACTGCCATATTGGTGATGATAACCAATTGATATAACATGATTACTCCTTAATGCCAAGCACCTTCACTACAATGACGGAACTCATGTCCAATCAATGCCATTGTAGTTTTGGGTTTTACGTATATAACACACCGTGAATTGCTGTATTGTGTAGCGCATGACACAACACCTGGATCGTTAGTACCCATTAACTGGTTACAGATTTTTGTTGTGTTTGCATCAACACGTAGTTCAACAGTACCTTCCCATGACTTGGGTTCAAAGGTACAGTTGAATTGATTGTTGCGACACATTGGATCATTAGCCGGATATGTCTGTGAATGTGCTAGGGCACTAGTTAACAATGCCAACGTAAGTAGTACCTTTTTCATTATTGCTCCACAGATTCTTTAGCCAATTCTTCTGACAACAAATAAAGATTGTCATCACCTTGATACATAACATACCAAGTGTCATCTTTCATAACGTAAACATACTCGGCCCAAGCATCATTAGCATGTTCAATCAATGATTCTTTGCTGGTATGTGTGACAAACTCTTGACCTTCTTCATCACGGTCACGACCATAGAATGTAGTCATGTTGCCATACTTTTCTTCAAACTCTTTGGCTGACATGTCAGTGTCAAATTGACTGAAGGGATGCTTTTCACCGATATTGGGTTGGAGACTAGAGACATTACCAAATGCAACAAGGTTGTTTGCTTTAGGTGAATCATAGTGTTCTTGCAAAATACGACCATTGTATGACAGGTAGCCGTCCCAATGACAATAAACTGTTTTGTAATTGTTACCATGAACAACTGCGATTAGTGAACGTGTACCCATTGCAAACTCCTGTTGTTAACTGTTTAAGATTCTATTATATACCCAAAGTGATTTATTGTCAACCAAATGTATTGGTAGTACTATCCTTCACAACCTTAAAGGCTTCTAATGTCTTTTTAGGTTGTGCTAAGGGATTCTTTGCAATGAATTGCATCATTGCGAAGGAAGTCAATCCTAAAAATTTAGCTTCCTTGTTAATCACGTTAAGAGCGGTTTCCAGTTTCATGTTAACTCCTTAAACCAAATCTAATTGAATTTGCTTGTTGCGAATTGTAGTACCGAGACCTGTTGGGACAGGATTGCGAGTTGCCTCTGCCATTCTACGCTCATAAGACAACTGAATCAATGCTTCCCAAACCAGTGTACGTGCAAGGGTAGTAGCAAACATTTCAGTCATTTGGCTGATTGTCATGTACAATCCGATTTCATTTTCGGATCCGTCACCTTTGAAAATCACACGAAATTTTTGTGAATTCTTGAAACCTTCAATCACTGTTTTTGTACGCATTTGCTAGCTCCTTTAATCAATCAATACAAGTATTATATACCCAAAGTGATTTATTGTCAACCTTTGGGCTGACAACAAAAGTACTACTTTTTGAGTACTTCAAAAATTGAATTTTGCAATTCAGCGACCTCGTCACGGTCAACGTAGAAGTCGGTACGAGGATCGTAGTACTCACCTTCTTTAGGATCGTAATACAGAACCTGACCATTGGGATAGTGAAACGGACCCTCGAGACCCTTGCGAGGACCGTATTCTTTGTTATGCTTGAAAACAACGTAAGACATAAAAGCTCCTTTTCACTACAGAAGCCTCTATTGTATACCCAAAGTGATTTATTGTCAACCTTGGGTTGTAGTACTTTTTACTAATTCTAATTTGTCTAAAGGGACAACTCTAAAACAACCTTCAGTCTTGTCTCCTTCTATTTCAGTTACAACTCTGGATTCACCTGCGCCGGGTTGAGGCATTGCAGGACCTAAGTCAAACCATTCTGATCCTGCAGGCATATCAAAATGTTGTTCCACCAATCTGAATTTCATGCTGTTTCCCAATCTAAACTTTTTACACCGCACTCTGCCAATCTGTCAATGCCCTCATGTGGGCAGTAGATTTCACTGGCAATAAAACAGGCTCGGAATTCTTGCTGACCTTTGCGGTGCTGTTCATCTCCGTTGTGTGACAGGAGCTCCATCCACTCATGTTTGGTTTTAACTGACAACCGTTGCACAATGTTTCGAGGTGCGTCCAATTCAAACACACACTCAGCAGGGTGCATTGCCAACATCTCGCTCACAAACTTCTCGTCAAAGTATGCGTATGGATCTACATATACGGTTGCCATTATACTCGTTCTTTCTTTACACGACCAATGCGACTTGCCTTGTTCCAATCGTATGCCACACCATCGGGGCACTTACCGTCTGCAACAGTGTCAACACCAAACTTACCACAAATCTCAAAATCATTACCCTTGATTGTGACAAAGACATTCAATGCCTTAGCATGTGCCATTGCCAAATCAAGTGTTGCAAATTCTTTTTCTTCTATCTTATACATTCTTTTCCTTTACGCTACAAACCAACCATCTTCTTCATCTTTATATTCTATAGATTCATTACCATCGTAATCCTGAATTCTAAACAGTCTACCCTCAGGTATCCATACAACTTCTAAATCCATTAATCCGCCGGTATAGATTTTTTCATATTTCAATGTCACAAAAGTTTCAAGTTCATCAAATCTTTTCTCTATCACCAACTTAACTATCGCTGGATCAAATATGAGTTCTGGATACTCGGTATTCCAAGTAGACCAGCCAGCCCCATATCCCGGACTATATAACACCGCTACTTTACCATCAACTACTAATTTTTCCATTACAAATCATTCCTAAAATTACGCCAATCATCTATGTTTGGCTTTTCATTTTCATCATATTCCCAACCTAGTGCATTCATCATTCTATGCTTGACTAATAAGTTAGGGCTACGAAAATTACCAACATCATCAAATCCCAACTGTACACCAATCTCTGCTACTGCACCACTACGACATATACCTGCAAAACAATGAACCACAACATTCATTCTATTTTTCAGTGCATGTTGTAACAGTCTTACCAACTCATTGGCTTGTTCCTGACTACAACGCATAGCCTCATCCAAACACTCGTCATTCTTTTCAATGTCCAAGAATTCAAAATGATGAATCTCCTTAAACTTATGTGCAGGTATCGGTCTCCAACTTGCCGGATCGGTAATGCTAATCAACATACTATTCTCACCGGCATCATGATGATACTTAGTTGATACATCAGTTGCCGCTACATTCTCAATCCAAGGCATATTTTTTCCTATAACTTTAACATTGCCCACATTGCTGTCTTTTCTAAATCAGTTTGGAACTCTGGATAGACTACATCCAATTGTTCTTTGTTGACTCTTGTATAACCTTTATTCACTTTCTTACGACACATTTCACCAGCCTCAAACTGTGAACCATCAAACAATTTAGTTTGTAGTTTGTGTCCTCTACGGCCCCAAAAAGTCATATACTTGTTAGTCTTAAAGGGCCAAGGTGGATTTACTAGAACATCTTCGGCCAATAGAATGACTCCCCACACTTTATCGTGAGTACCTTCTTTACACCATCCAATAAATTCATAGTTCATTTTTTAATTCCTAACGCTTTCTTTTCTTCGTCACTAAGTTTAGCCAATGCTTCCTTTTTTACTTTAGCAACACGGCGTTTCTCTGCTTTTTCCTCTTGTGCTTTGCGATCCGCTTCCTGATGTTTCTCCCACCATTCACGAACCTCGTCATCTTTTAGAATCAAAAAATCTGCATACCCTGCTTTAACTAATTCAGTCATTGCCTTACATGCAATGCGGGCAAGTTTGTCGTTGTTTGCTTTGAGTTCTTTATACTGCCAACTGTCAGTTGGCTCGCCTGAACGATAATCATCTTCATAACTTCTGCAGGGCATTTTGTTTCTCCTTAACTAAACAAATACATCCATGACATAATACACAAATCAATGACAATCAATGCTAGCAACACAATCAACGCATCCAATGCATAGATTGCAGGTCCCGGGGGCTTAGGACCATACTTCTTAGTCCACCAATCCTTATCAACCATTTTAACTTCCGGAACACCCAAGTGCAAGTCAACCGGATGTTGTTTCAACTCAGTCAACATTTCCTCAGTCAATTCCGGCATGTCATCTAGGTCAGCAGGCTTGTTCATTACTCAACTCCGTATAATTCTAAAATCTCAGAAGCCAACACAGGCTCTAGTTTGCTAGCTATATCCATGATAATCAATTCTGCAAACTTTTCTCGGTCAAAGTTTGCATAGGAACTTGAATAACCTTGTGAGTTAATTGTATCTACAATAGTAGTAGCCTGTTCAACCAGTTCTTTAATTCGTTCGTTCATTACTTTACTCCGAAATGTTGTAATAAATCTTGTGTCAGTGTCATCACACCATCTTGTTGGTTCTGAATATACACTCGGCCACATTCCCTAACAATCAACTCGGCGAATTTTGCCTTGTCAAAATAACGAAAACCATCGTGTTCTTCGGTAGTTGCCTGTTTAACAAGTTCTTTAATTCGTTCGTTCATTATTTGGTATCCATTAGTTATTGACTTTTCATTACGAAGTATATCATCGTTCTGAGATATTGTCAAGAGATATTATAACACGTGTTATCACGAATGATAACATTGACATTGAACCCAGCCGCTTTTGTTGCGGCTATTTTTGCCAAATTTTTCGCTTTGTATTTTTTCCATGTGTATAGAGATTTTACTTCTATT